GTTCCAGGGGCGGGGCGGGCAGTGCGTGATGCCCCCCAGCGTCCACCCGTCCGGCAAGCTCTACTCGTGGGTGGAGAACCGCGGCCCCGACCGGTTCTGGCTCGCCCCCATGCCCGGCTGGCTCTACGCCGAGATGTGCCGGCCGGAGCGGCCGGACCACGCGGACCCGCCCCGGGCCCGGACACCCGACGGCCCTGGCGTGGCGGCCGATTTCAACCGCCGGGAATCGTGGGACGGTTGGCTTTCCGACTGGGGGTACAAGCGGGCCGGCGGCCGGGGCGACGTGCGGTACTACACCCGGCCGGGCAAGCAATCGGGGGTGAGCGTCTCGGTCGGCCACTGCAAGGCCCAGGACGGCACCCCGGCCCTCTACGTCTTCAGCGGCTCCATCCCCGCCCTCCCGCCCAACAAGGCTTACGACCTCTTCGGCGCGTACGCCCGCGTCGAGTTCCGCGGCGACTTCGGAGCCGCCGGCAAACACCTCTACGCCATCGGGTACGGGGAGCGGGCGAAGCCGGGTGCGGCGATCGAGGAACGGGTAGCCCGGCTGGAGCGGATCGTCGAGCAGCTGACGGCCGGGCGGCCCCCGGGGGTGGGGAATGGGTGAGGAGAACGGCTCCTCACCCGCCCGCAAGAGCGCGGCCGAGGCCAAGAAACCGCCGCCCCCGCCGTGGGAATTCGCCCCGGCCGGCGGGTGGAAACTACTCCCCGCCGGGAACACCGCCGCCGAACTGCTCACCCGCGAGTTCGACCCGCCCCGGTTCGCCATCGACGGCCTGCTACCCGAGGGGCTGACCATCCTCGGCGGCCGGCCGAAGCAGGGGAAGTCGTGGCTCTCGCTCCTGGTCGCGTGGGCCGTGGCCGGCGGGTACGACCTGGACGGCCGCGGCACCAGCGGGGGGGACGTGCTGGTGCTCGCGCTCGAGGACACCGCCCGCCGGCTCCAGAAGCGGCTGCGGACGCTCCTCGGGGCCCTGGGGTGGGTGGTACCACCGAACCTGCACCTGCACACCGAATGGCCGAAGAGCCACGAGGGCGGGCTCTTCTACATCGCCGAGTGGCTGAAGACCCACCCGGCGGCCCGGCTGGTGGTGGTGGACACCCTCGGGCGGTTCCGCAAGCCGGCGCGGGGGACCGGGAACAACTACGACGAGGACTACCAGGAGGTCAGCAACCTCAAGAAGCTGTTCGACGGCTTCCGGGTCTCCGGGATCGCCGTCCACCACACCCGGAAGCTGAAGGCCGAAGACCCGTTCGACGAGCTGAGCGGGACGCTCGGGATCAGCGGCGGGGCCGACACCCTGATGATCCTCGACCGCGAGCGGTCGGACAAGACGGCCCGGCTGTTCGCGGTCGGCCGCGACCTGGGCGACATGACCGTACCCCTCACCTGGGACCCGGCCGGGTGCCGGTGGACGCTCGGACCGGCGGTCGAGGGGATCGAGGCGGCCGGGCGGGTCGGCGGGAAAGCCGAGGGCCGGGCCGAGGCCGCCCGGAACTGGCTCCGGTCGTTCCTCCAGGTCTACGCCTTCCCCGCGAAGGAGATCGACGCCGCCGGGGTGGCCGCCGGGCACAGCCGGTCCGCCATCTCCGACGCCAAGACCGAACTCGGGAAGGACGGGACCGGCGAGCTGTGGTTCCAGAAGGACGGGCTGGGGGCGTGGTGGGCCGGGCTCGGGCGGCCGTCCGGGTGGAAGCGACGGCCCCTGCCCGGGGCGATCCCGGACCCGGAAATACCGGACTGACTCCGAAGTTCCCGAAGTTCCGAAGTTCGACACCGAATGCTTTGTTTTCCAGGGTTTCGAACTTCGGAGTGGTCGGAAGGGTGTTCCGGACTTCAGGACCGAACTTCGGGGCACCACGGCGGCCGGCTCCGAAGTTCCAAGGGCCATGAATCGTAGGGTTTGCTGGGGAACTTCCGAACTTCGGAAACTTCGGAATGGAGGGTGGCGAAATGATCTACTTCGCTCGCGCGGTGAACCTGCATCTGGTGAAGATCGGGGGTACGGACTCTGACGACGACGCCGCCCTGGCCGACGAGCCCGAGCCGGCCGACCCGCTCCCGTGAGCGACGCCCCCCACCAGCTCTGGTTCCGCCCGACCCCCCGGCACGCCTGGCGGCCGGTCGGCCCGGCCGGGGATTACGGGGCGTGCGTCGGGGTGCTGGTGGGCGAGGTGGGCGGCCCCCGGCGGGGCGGCGAGTGGTACATCCGGCCGGCGGGCCGGCCCCCGGACGGGAAAGTGGCCGGGCCGGACGCGGAACCGGCCGGGCTGTTCGAGACCGGCGAGAGTTGACCCTGTTTCTTTCCCCCTCACGAGGTGTTTCGATGCCGACCACGTTCCAGCTCGCCGAAGAGGGTGTGACCCGGCTCCTGAACCGGGCCATGCGGGAGTACCACCCGCGGCTGTCCGACGCCGGGGTGAAGGTGGGGATCATCATGGCCTACAACCCGGACGGCCCGGCGATCAAGCGGACCGGGCACGGGGTGCTGGCCCAGATCAAGCCGATCCCGCTCAAGGACCGGCTGACGAAGGGGTACGACGCCGAGCTGCTGATCGACGAGCGGGAGTACCGCGACCTGCGGCCGGAGCAGCGGCTGGCCCTGATGGACCACGAACTGCGGCACCTCGACACCATCGACCTGTCGCCGAAAGGCCCGGGCGTCGCCCGGCTGGAGAACCCGAACGCCCCGGCGTGGAAGACCGACGACATCGGCCGGCCGAAGCTCCGGAGCGTGCCCGGCAACTGGGACGCGGGCGACGGGTTCCGCGACGTGGTGAGCCGGCACGGGGCCGACGCCATCGAGTACCGGAACCTCAAGGCGGCCTGGGGCTACTGCGACCGGGCGGCGAAGGCGGGGGCGGACGGGCAGGACGTGGACCCGGCGGAGGACGCGGCGTGAAGGCCGTCCGCCCCCGCCGCGAAGTCATGACCCCGCGCGAGGTGTTGCGGGCGCTGCGGGCCGGGCTCTACACGGTGGACCGGCACACGGGCGCGGTCACGAGTAAGCGGGGGCCGGTGGCGATGTGGCAGAAGCCGAGCGGCCGGCGGTTCGTCCGGCTCTACGTCCGCGGCAAGGTGAAGGCGATCGCGGTGGCCCGGCTGGTGTGGATGAGTGTGGCGGACCGGGTCATCCCGCGGGGGTTCGAGGTCCACCACGACGACGAGGACAACGCGAACGACGCCTGGGACAACCTGCTGTGCCTACACCGGCTCGACCACCGGAAGAAGCACCGGGCGGTTGGTGGTGATGAGGACGAGATACCGTTCTGAGGGCCGAAATTGGTGAGCACCGCCCGCGTCAACGCCGACACCCCGGCCCGGCTGCTGGCGGTCCTGGGCCGGTCGGGGGTCGCGGTCCCGACCCCCGACTTGATCGCCCGGCTGGGGGAGGACGACGCGGGCCGCAAGCACACCCTCCGCGCCCGGGTGTGGTCGGCGCTGGTGTGGCTGGAGCGGCAGGGGCACGTCCGCCGGGTCGTGCCGGCGGGGTGGAAGAGGGGCCGGCCGGTGTGGTGGCGGCTCGTCCCGTCAACCGAGTGGTGAGGAGGGGACCGTGGCACAGGACAGCAAGATCGCGTGGACGACTAGCCCGCCGGCGTGGTGGCAAGGCGCTCCCGGCCGCCTCTGGAGCCGGTGCGGGCGGTTCGCGGTGACATCCTACCCGCCCGACCCGCCGTACCCGCGGACCTTCGTGGGGTTCTTCTACGCCGCCCCGGGTGCCATCGCGGTCGGCGGGATGAGCTTCGCCCAAGACGCGCTCGCCGACGCGCAAGCGTGGTGCGAGGAGAAGGCCAGCCAGTTCCCGGAGGCCGCCCGATGACCCCCGACGAGCAGATCGCGGCGTGGCGGGCGAAGGGACTCGTCGTTCACAGCGGCGGCTCCGCCCGACTGCCGGCCCCCGGGGCGTGTGCGCACGGACCGGCCCCGGAGACCGCCCCGGATGTGCTCGTTTCCCCGGCGTTCGGGCTGACGGCCCACGGGGTGGAGTGGACGATCCCGCTGCGGCTCGACCCGGTGACGAACGGCGGGGCGGTCAAGAAGCGGCTGATCGGACAGGCCGGGCGGCACCGGCGGGCGGTGGCCGCGGCGCTGGCCCGGCAGCTGGGGGCGCTGGCCGGCCTCCGGGCGTGGATCGACGGCGGCGGCCGGCTGGCCTGCACCATCACCCGGCTCGGCGGGCGGGAGATGGACGACGACAACCTGAAGCCGACCGGGAAGTGGGTGCGGGACACCGTAGCCCTGTTCCTCGGGGTGGACGACGGCCCGGCGGGGCCGATCGACTGGCACTACGCCCAACAGCCCGGCGGGGCGTGGGGCGTCAAGGTGCGGCTGGGGGCGGCATGACGACGGCGGCCGACGTGCTGAGCGGGAAGACCCGGTGGTCGTTCTGCCCGCCGGATGGGGTGGTGTGCGACCCGTTCGCGGGCTCCGGGACGACGCTCCACGCGGCGGTTGTTCACGGGCGGCGGGCGGTGGGGTGCGAGACGGCCCGGCAGCGGCTCGACCAGACCACACGACAACTGGAGGTGGGTAATGGGCAGCAAGGCGAAAGCAAAACCGGCCGGCTCCCCAGCGGGTTCCGGGTCCGGTGGCGGTAAGGTGATCCCGGACAACGACCGCGGCGAGGTGGACCTGAAGCACTTGCGGGAGCACCCGGACAACCCCCGCAAGACGTTCCTCGCCGCCGAACTGGAGGAGATGGCCGCGAGCATGCGCCCGCCCGGCCGGGTGGACGTGCGGCTGATCGTCCGGCCCGTCGGCCCGGCCTGCGAGTACGTCCCGGGCGAGGGCTGGAAGGGGGTCGATCACTTCCAGGTCCTCGACGGGCACAAGCGGTTCCGCGCGGCCAAGCTCGCCGGGCTGAAGGCGGTACCGGTGGACGTGGTGGCCCTCGACGACCGGGCCGCCTACGTGCTGATGCTCCGGTCGTTCGCGCAGCGGAGTGACCCGCCGGCCTCCGAACAGGTCGCGGCCTACCACCGGCTGGCCGCCGACGGGTGGGCGGCCGACCAGATCGCCGGCGAGACGGGCAAGCCGGCGGCCTACGTCCGCTCGGTGCTGCGGCTGGCGAAGCTGCCCGGCTGGGCCCTGGCCGCCGTGGACGCGGGCGTCCTCCCGCGGGCGGTGGCGGAGATCGTGGCCCGGGTGCCGGGGAAAGAATCACGCATCCTTGCGGCGGCTTGTGTGCTGCGGGGGATCAATCACCCGGGTCTGGTCACGGAGGAAGATTGGGATCGTCGGACCTGGACCGAGACGTTCGCCGCCTTCACCGACGCCGACCGGGACCGCGTGCTCTCCTACCGCAGCGCCCGCGAGTTGGTCCGCTCGCACTTCACCCGCCAGCTCTCGTCCGCCCCCTTCTCGCGCAAGTCGCTCGAATTGCTCCCCGAGGCCGGCAGCTGCGACGCCTGCCCCAACCGGGCCGGCAACGACGAGGAGGCGAAGGCCGACGGCATCCGGGCCGACTGCTGCCTCGACCCCGACTGCTACCGCAAGAAGGAGGACGCCTACCGCTCGGCCGAGGTGGCCAAGCTCGAAGCAAAGGGCGTGCTGGCCGCGGACCTGGACGCGGAGGGGTTCGACCGGCCGCCCCGGGGCTGGTGCCGGCTCGACGCCCCGGCCAACGAGACCGAGCTGGCCCCCGAGTTCACCGGCTACAACGGGACGCCGCTCGGCAAACTGCTCGGCGACCACTGCCCGCAGAAGTACCACGGGTTCGCCCGGGGCGGGAAGGTGGTGCTGCTGGTCAAGACCGCCGAGGCGCGGAAGGGGCTGGTGGAAGCGGGGGTGCTGAAGAAGCAAGAGCCGGTAGCTTCGGGGCGCGACGAACCAACAACGGAGCGAGCGAAGGACCAGCCCACGAAACCGGCCGCCCCGGGCCTGCCCGACATCGTGGATAAAGCCGCAGACCTGGCCGGGCATGTCCTGGCCGAGTATGCGGCCGAGCAGTGTGAGGCCCTGGCCGATATTGCCGTGATCCCCGACGCGGACCACGGCCGGCCGATCCACGACACCCTCTCGTTCGTCGCCCGGTGGTTGATCCGCGACCACTGCCAGTACGGGGGCGAGCGGGCCGATGTGGTGCGGGCGGCGTTCGGGTTGGCACGGACCGGGGCTCGACCCTCGAATCCCACCGGCGCGGATACCGCCGCCCTCATCCGACTAGCCGATGATGCCCTGGCCGGGCTGGACGCGGCCAAGCTGCTGGCCGCCTGCCTCCGGCTGGTGAGCGGGCCGTCGCTGATCGACGCGGTGTACGACCGGCCCTTCGGCGACGAACTGCTCGCGTGGGCCGAACTCGACTGGGAGCAGCTGAAGAGCCAGGCCCGGCGGGAACTGGCCGGCGGCCAGACGGCCGACGAGAAGATCGCCGCGGCGGAGGCGGAGCCCACCCCCACGCCGGCGACGAAGAAGGACAAGGTGTCGGCGTGATTACGAGAGTGATTTCCGGCGGACAAACCGGGGTCGATCAGGCCGTCCGCGCCCGCTGTGGGCAGGGGCTGCCCGACGAAATGATTCTGCGGCGGCTCAACAACCTGCGGAAAAGTGGTGGCGATCGGCGGAGAAAAGCGGGATGAAACCGACCCCCCACGACCCCGCCGCGGTCCGGGCCGGCGACATCATCCGCGTCCGGTGGCACAAGACCACCCGCCCGGCCCGGGTGGAGTATGTCGTCGGGCACGGCCGGGTGTACGCCCGCGCGGTCGGGCGGGGCGGCCGGCTGACGAAGCACCCCCACTACTACCCGCCGAGCTACCTCCGGCCGGCCCTGCCGGGGGACCGCGAACTGGTGGAGGCGGCCTCGCGGGAGACGCCGGGCCTCACCCCCGCCGGGGAAGTCGCCACGACCCGCAAGGACCTCGAACAGCTGCTGGACGATAGCCTGGAGTTGAACGAAAAACTGGAGGCCGAGGTCGCCCGCCTGCTGGGGGAGCTGGCCGACGCGAAGCGGGTGTGCGACGGGCTGGCGGAGCGGGTGGCGACGCAGGGCGAGCTGCTGAGCCGGTTCGCGGAGAAGGGGGCGGGAAAAATCTCGACAATTCTTCCCGGTATCTATTGACCCGGATTGTTCGCGGGAATAATATACTCGTGTGGTGAATGAGCGACGACCCCCGACCCGAGGAGACGACATGGCGACCACGACGCGAGAGGCCCTGGCGTACAAGCGGCTGCGGGCGAACGGCTGGCCCAAGAAAGAAGCCCGGAGCCGGGCGGCTGTCTTCGCCGCCGCTTCAGCCGGCCCGTGCGAGTGCGGCGATGTGCGGCACCTGCCGGGCGACAATCGCTGTCCGGCCTCCCCGACATACACGCCGCCGGTCACGAATGAGGGTATCACGCGGTCGATGACCTGTCGGGCGTGCGGCCACGTCAATCCCTATCACCCCCGGTTCGGCTGCGGAAAATGCGGCGCGAAGTCGGAGTGACCCCCTACCCCGCCCGCCCCGGCGGGCCAGGAGACGACCCGATGGCGACTGAGGCGAAGCGGAAGGGGCCGGGCCGCCCGCGGGTCCGGCCGGCGGGGGTGATCGAGCAGGAGGTCTGGTACACTCAGGCCGAGCTGCGGCGGCTCCGGGGTGAGGCCCGGACCGAGGGCGTCACGGTGCCGGAGTTGATCCGGCGGCGGTCGCTGGGCCGGGAATCCTGACCCGGCCGGTGGGGATAGTCGGGGATACTCGGACGAGCACACCCGCCGGGTTCAGCCCGGCGGTTTGCATTTCCGGCCCCTAATGCGGGGAAGGGGTGAGAGGGTTCCCTGCCTATAGGGGGTGTAATACACTCTCTCTCTTCTTCTTCTTCAACACACACTGAGTGTATTAGAGGCCCCGGCGCACGCCCGAAGCCCACCCGGACGGGTGGGCTTTCGCGTTGCGGGTAGGATTGCGGGGGATATGGCCGAGAAAAAGCCCCGCCGCCGGTACTCGGACGAGGAACGGGCCAACGCCCTGGCCGCCCTCGCCGCGAACCGGGGCAACGTCTCTCTCACCGCCAAACAGCTCGACATCCCGCCCAAGACGCTGGAGAACTGGGCCAAGCAGCGGGTCCATCCGGAGGCGGCCAAGCTTGGCGATCGGAAAAAGGAGGAGATGGCGGACAGCCTCCGGGGTATCGCGTGGCGACTCCTCGAATCCATGCCGGAGAAGATCCCGAAGGCGTCCCTGAAGGACACGGCGATTGCGTTCGGGATCGCCGTGGAGAAGGCGCGGCTGTTGCGGGACGAGCCGACGGAGATCCATGAGCAGCGCGACAACGAGCGGGAGCGGCTGTTCCGCGAGCGGTACGGGGCCGCCCACGATGCCGCTGCCGGTGCTGGAGTGGACGGTCAGCCGCAACCCCCTGATCCCCCACATCCCGACCCCGCGGCAGATCCGGTTCCTTGAGCTCGAATGCCTGGACGCGCTGTACGGCGGGGCGGCCGGCGGGGGGAAGTCGGACGCCCTACTGATGGCCGGCCTCCAGTTCGCGGCCGTCCCGGGGTACGCGGCCCTGCTGCTCCGGCGGACGTTCGCGGACCTGAAGCTGCCCGGGGCCCTGATGGACCGGGCGGACTCGTGGCTGAGGGGCAAGGCCCGGTGGAATGCCCAGGAGCACCGCTGGCGGTTCCCGGCCGGGTCCACCCTCCAGTTCGGGTACTGCGACAACGAGCGGGACGTGTACCGGTACCAGTCGTCGGAGTTCCAGTTTGTCGGGCTCGATGAGGCCACGCAATTCACGGACTTCCAGGTCAAGTACCTATTCTCCCGGCTCCGCCGGCGGCGGTCGATCCCGGTCCCGCTCCGCTACCGGCTCGGGTCTAACCCGGGCGGGGTCGGGCACGAGTTCGTCAAGCGGCGGTACGTCAACCCGGGCGACCCCGCCCGGGTGTTCGTGCCCGCCAAACTCCAGGACAACCCGTACCTCGACCAAGAACAATACCTCCGGTCGCTGGCCGAACTGGACCCGATGACACGGGCGCAACTGCTCGCCGGCGACTGGGACGCGGTGGCCGGCGGCCGCTACCTCAAAGAGTGGTTCCTCCACCGCTACACCCAGCGGGGGGATTACCTCGTCCTGCGGCGGCCCGGGGTCGCGGGCGAGGAGACGCTCCACTGGCCGGCCTGCCGGCGGTTCCTGACCGTGGACCCGGCCGCCAGCGAGAAAACGACCGCGGACCACACCGTCGTGGCCGTCTGGCTCGTCACCCCGCGGAAGGAACTGCTCCTGCTCGACCTGGACCGCTTCCAGGCCGAACCCCCGCGGATCGTCCCCCGGATCGAGGCCATGTGGGGCAAGTGGGGCCGGCCGGACGGGGTGTGGGTCGAGAGCGTGGCCGCGAACAACGCGGTCTACAAGTTCGCCCGCGAGACCGTGATGCCGGCCCGGGCGCTGTCCCCGCTCGGGACCGACAAGCTGGTGAGGGCCACGACCGCCCTCAACTACGCCGCGACCGGCCGGTTCTGGCTGCCCGCGCCGGGGGTCCGGGCCGGGATGCCGCTCGACGACGTGGAGGGGGAGTTGTACCGATTCACCGGGGACGATAAGAAGGACGCTAACGACGACGTGGTAGACTGCTTCAGCTACGCCGCGAAGGTGCTCGCCGCCGGCGGGGTGCCCGGGGCGGCGAAGGGCGCGGCCCCGGTCTGGATGGGACAGGACTAACGAGGAACCACGATGCCCGCAGAAACCCCCACCGCCCCCGGCCTGCCCTACGAGGTCCGGACCCTCCGGTACGGCCCGGCGGACCGGCCGACGAAGTTCCGGCACGGCCAGCAAACGGGCGAAATCCTCACCCCCGACGAGGTCGCGGTGCTGGACTACGTCCGGCACCTGGAGGCCGAACGGGACCGGCTCCGGGCGGACCTGGATGCCGCGACCGCCCCGGACGCGCCGGCCGGGGCCGGGGCGCACACACCGGGGCAGCGGCGGAGGGCCGGGCGGTGAACGACCCCGCCCCGCCCATCTCCCGGCTCTCCTCCACCGCGGCCGACGTTCCGGCGGACGAGATCGTGCGGGGGGGGGTGATTGCCGCCAACCAATCCCGCCCGATCATCCACGGCCCAGCCGAGGTATAATCCGGGTACGCAACCGGGGTGTGGTCCCGTGCCCCGCGTCGAGCACCGCCGGCGCTGAGTCCAAAGGATCGTGACACGGCCGATCACGGCTCGGCGGAATCGCAAACGGGACCCATTCTAGCTCAGCGTGATCGTCTTGTTCCCCGGGCTCGAAATCGTCACCTCCGACAGCACGCAGCGGTTCAGCTTCGCCGCCCAGTTCCCCGCCCGGCCGTAGGGGTCGAGCAGGGCCGCCCCCGCGTACAGCTGGATCGTCCCGGTGATCGTGACCGCGGCCGGGGCGAGGGCGAAGTCGAGCGTCCCGCCCCCGCCGACCGTGGGGGCGCTGCTCAGGTTCCCGGTCGATTTCCACGTCACCGTCCCGCCGTCGATGGTCGGCCCCGGGCCGCCGGCCGCCCCCGCGATCTCCACCTGGCTGGTCCCGTCCACCGATAGCGAGGTGGCCCACGACGCCGCGATCCGGGCCTGCGCGTCCTCCAGTTCCACGGTGCCGCTGAGCGTGGCCGACGCCCCGACCCGGACCGTGGCGGAATTGCCCTTGAGCGTGGCCACGGTGCAAGCCTGACCCGACAGCGGGGCGACGGCGACCGAGGCCCCCGCCACGTCCACGACCGACGAGGCCGGCAGGCCCTCCAGTTCCACCGCCTCCGACCCCACCGGGGCGTTCGAGCCCGAGCCGGTGACGGTAACGGTGACGGGCGAACCCGGGTCGATCGCCTTGAACCGCAGCGCCCCGGCCGCGTCCGAATCCCCCTGTTCCACCAGCCAGGACGTGCATTTGACGCTGAGTTCCGTCGGCCGGTACTCCGGGTAGCCGTTGGCGTTCGTGGTCGGCAGCGCGGCCGCGCCGGTGTGCGTGGCCCGGCGGGTGAACCCGGTGAGGGTGATCGCGGCCAGGGCGTCGAGGTTGTACAGCAGCGGGACCGCCGTGTTCTCGACCGTCAGGCTGTCCACCCCCGTGACCGGCAGCGCCCCGGTCGAGTAGTTCGCCGGGTCGCCCACGTCCGACGGCGACTTCGGGCCGACGGTGGTGGCGAGCGTGGTGCTGTTGGCCCCCGCGTCGCTCTTGGCGAACGTGAACGGCGCGCCGTCGGCCGGGCCGGTGATGGTTACGACCGCACCCGACGCCGAATAGCTCATATCGGAGAACGCCCCGCCCGCCGCGGCGAGGGCGATAGCGAAGTCGCTGGCCGCGGTCGCCACGGTACTGCTCGACGGCTTGACCGCGATGCTCTGGGTCGGCCCGGCGGTGAACGTGACCGCGCTGGTCGGGTCCGCGGTCGTGACCGTCAGCGTCATCACCTTCGCCACGGCCAGTTGCACACCGACGTAGGTTACTGCCGCCATTTTCGGCCCCCGGGAGGTGGGTCGATCTTCCCGGCTACCCGGACCTCGTGCGCACACACACCCCGCCCGCGTAGCCCCCACACTGCGGGCATGGGTAAGCCGTGGGAGGTCTGGAAGGACGTGCTCTACCCGGGCCGGGTCGTGGTCCGGCAGGGCGGGGGCTACTGTTCGTACACCTTCCGGCCGGCGGACCTCGCCGCCGCGTGCGGCACCGGCAACGAGCAGTTGGCCGCCGGCTGGCACGTCCCGGCCTGCTGGGAACACCAGGACGTGACCCCGGTCCGGCTGTCCCGCTCCGAGCGGGACGAGGTGTTCGCCCGCACAGTATTCGCCCACGCCAAAGGCTTCCGGGTCCGGGGCGGCCGGGCCGAGGTGCTGCTGGCCGGGGACGACCCGGCCGACCTGGCGCAGTTCAAGAAGGTCCGGTTCGTCAGCCCGGAACTCCGGTGGGACTGGGTGGACACCGACGGCCGGCTCTGGCCCGGGCTGAACATCACCCACGTCGCCGCCACCCCCCGCCCGGTCCAGCGGCACCAGGAGCCGGTCGGCGGCCTGAAACTCTCGCTTTCGGCCCACGAAACCCGCATTTTCACGAGCCTCCCGGAGTTCATCGGCGCGGCCGCGGGGGTGCCCCGCGTAGCCCCCACAATTCACCCGTCGCTGATCCGGCTGTCCCTGGCCGACTACGCGGAGGCCCCCACCGTGGCGGACGAGACCGAGACCCCCGAGCCCGAAGAGACCGAGACCGAATCCGGCGGCGGGGACTGGATGGAGAAGGTGGCCGCGGCCCTCAAGGAGCACTGCGGGCTCGACCTGGGCGACGTGAGCGCGATCAAGAACCCCGAGCAGTTCGCGCACGTCGTGGAGGTCGCGGCCAAGAACTACAAGGCCGGCGGGGAGCCGGAGTACGACGAGCCGGAGCCCGAGGAGGACGACGAGGAGCAGGCCGGGGACGCCGAGCAGCCGCCCGAGGGCAGCGAGCCGCCCGCCGCCCAGCCCCTCCAGATGTCGCTGGAGGCCCAGGAGAAGAAGGCCGCGGCCCTGGCCCGCCAGTCCATCCGCCGGGAGATCGACGCCCTGGAGCACGACCGGCAGGTGACCCCGGCCACGGCCGACGACCTGCGGGGCCGGCTGAAGGCGGTCCGCCTCAGCTTCACCGCCGAGGGGGACGTGCAGCCGAACGAGGTCACGATCCGGGTGGAGGCCCTCCGCCAGAACCCGAAGGGGTCGGCGTACTCGACCCGCGGGCGGAAGGGCAGGAAGGCCGTCCGCCTCTCGGCGGACGCCGCCCCGGTCGCCGACAGCCCGTACCGCGACGACCCCCCGGAGTCCCCGGAGAAGGTCGCCAAGACCGTCAGCGACTGGAACGCGACCGGCCGGAAGTGACCCGGCCCGCGTAGCCCCGACGATTCAGACAGGCCGCCGCCCCCGACCGGAGTACCCGATGTCGCTCGCGATCTGGAACAACCTGCCCGGGATCGACACCCAGGTCAACACCGTCGAGAACGAGTACTGGTGGGGGCCGGCGTTCCCGTGGGCCTGCATCGGGGTCATCCTCGACGCCGCCTCCGTGGACGCCGGGGACACCCCGACCACCACCCTCCGCCGCGGCCTGGTCCTCGGCCAGATCGCCAGCTCGCTGAAGTACAAGGCCTACGACCCGACCGCGACGGACGGCAGCCAGGTGGCGGTCGGGGTGCTGGACACCACCACCGACATGAACGACCCGCGGTCCGGGAGCACCCGGGACAAGGTCGCCCAGCTGCGGGTGTGGGGGTTCGTCAAGGTCGGCAGCCTGTTCGGGTTCGACGAGAACGCCCGGGTCCAGCTGTCCCCGCGGTTCGTCTTCGACGACCTGCGGCTGATCGACCGGGACTTCTCCCAGGTCGTCGCCAAGGCCGCGAACTACACCGTCGTCGCGGCCGACAACGGGAAGACGTTCACCACGTCCGGGGCCGCCGGGGAGGTGGACTTCACCCTCCCGGCCGTCGCCCGCGGCTACCGGTTCCGGTTCCACAACGTGGTCGGCCAGACCATGAAGGTCATCGCCCCGGCCGGCAAACTCGTCACGTTCAACAACAACGCCGCCACGTCGGTGGCGTTCCAGACCGCCGGCAACCTGATCGGCGGGACGATCGAGATCGTCTCGAACGACGACGGCTCGAAGTACATCGCCATCCCGGGCGGGGCGAACACCCTGACCGTCGCGTAACCGACCACCCGCGGGGCCGAGCCCCGCCGCCCGACCCGACCAAGCCCGACAGCCCGCGAGGTGCCCGACGATGGCCGGCTCGATCCTGACCCTGCTGACGCCCTCGGTGGTGACCAAGATCGTCTCGACGATCCGCGCCCCCGGCTCGATCCTCTCGAAGTACTTCGGGTTCGAGATCGGCGGCAAGAACGTGATGTCGATCCAGGGCCGGACGTACACCTACGACATCTACGACCACGTCCGGGACGTGGCCCGGGGCCGCATCCCGGGGGCCGCGTCCGGGTCGGTGGCCATGAACCCGGTCGGGAACGTCAGCATCACCCTGGCGAAGTCCGCCGAGAAGGTGATGCTCGACTACAACACGCTCATCCAGATCCGGACCCTCGGCCAGAACGCCGGGGTCCGGGACGTGATGGGCAAGCGGTACATCGAGAACCAGGCCAAGACCCTCCGCCAGCGGCAGGACAACTTCCGCGAGTTCATCACCGCCGGGGCGATCTGCAACGGCGGGGTGTACGGCTTCTACCAGTCCGGGGACGACCTGATCCCGACGTTCGACCGGTCCGGCACGTTCATCTCGGTCGACCACAAGATCCCGAGCTCGAACATCCTGACCGGCGGCAGCTTCGCGGCCGGGCTCCAGCTCGGGACCGGCACGAACCAGATCACCACCGCCTGGAGCGACGCGACCAACGCCAACATCCCGAACATGCTGCTCGGGATCGATGCCGCGTTCCAGTCCCTCGTCGGCCAGGCGCTGGCCGTGATCGTGGTCAACAACACCGTCTGGGAGAACGTGATCGCCAACACGTTCGTCCGGAACCTGGCCGGCAGCTCGAACGTCCCGTGGGCCAGCTACGACCACCTGCCGATCAAGAACCCGGACGGGACCGACGCCGGGGTGTTCGTCGCCACCCTCCGCGGGCTGCCGCAGTTCAAGTGGCTGATCGTCAACTCGGCCATCCGGCTGGCGAGCGGCAGCGCGACCAACCTGACCACCCAGCGGGTCGTCCAGGACAACTACGCGACGTTCATGTGCGAGCCGGACGGGTCGTGGTTCCAGCTGGTCGAGGGGTCGGAGATCGTCAAGGACAACGACCTGGCCGCCCCGGTCGAGCGGGAGGGGTTCTACAGCTGGCTCCTGGAGAAGGCGGACCCGGC